AAACCATTGCGATGGGCTTTGCCATCACAGAGGAAGCTGTGGAAGATAACTTGTACGACAGCCTGTCTTCACGTTATACCAAGGCTCTGGCCCGTGGTATGGCTTACACAAAGCAAGTTAAGGCCGCGTTCGTTCTGAACAACGCTTTTTCTGGCTCAGGCATCACCTACGGTGACGGCGTTACTTTGTGTAACACTGCCCACCCATTGGTTTCTGGTGGTACTAACAGTAACACTCCATCTACCGCTTCTGACTTGAATGAAACATCGTTGGAAAACGCTGTTATTCAAATCGCTGCTTGGACAGATGAGCGTAGCTTGTTGATCGCCGCTAAGCCCAAGAAGTTGGTGATTCCACCTGCTCTGCAATTCGTTGCCACTCGTTTGCTTGAAACCGAACTCCGTGTTTCTACAGCTGACAATGACATCAACGCATTGAAGAACAATGGTTCTATCCCTGATGGCTATTGCGTTAACCACTATTTGACAGACACCAATGCTTGGTTCCTGTTGACTGATGTGCCTAACGGTTTGAAGCACTTCATCCGCACCCCCATGTCTACCAGCATGGACGGTGATTTTGACACAGGTAACGTTCGTTACAAAGCCCGTGAGCGTTACAGCTTCGGCGTGTCTGACCCACTGGGTATCTTCGGTTCACCCGGAGCCTAATATTTCTTTGGAAATATTTGAAGGGGGGCCTTGTGCCCCCTTTTCTTTTGTTGTATATTGCTTTCAATCCGGGCTTATCCGGTGCATTAGACAGTCCCGGCTGACGACATACAGACTGATGCACTTAACTTGTATGTAAGGACACATATCATGGCACGTACCACGTTTCAAGGCCCAGTTCGTTCATTGGGCGGCATTTATCAACAAGGCCCAGCGGCTGTCGTTGAGATCACAACAAGCACCACATTAAGCCCAGAAGCTCACGGCGGTCGTATCATCGCAGTTGGTGGTTCTTTGGCTGCTGCACTAACATTGACACTGCCTGCGATCAATGTTTCAACTAACTCTACAACGTCTGGCCCCGGTCAAGACCCAAGCACAGCCAACAACGAAGGCGTTGTTTACACAATCTGGGTTCCTACAACCATCTCTACAAGCTCTTTGAAGATTGGTACAACTTCTGGTTCCAGCGATTTGTACGTTGGCGCTGTAATGTCTATTGATTCAGACTCATCTGGCGCTGTGGTTGCCTTCTCTGCTAACGGTTCTTCCAATGACTTCATCAACTTGAACGGTACAACTACCGGCGGTGTTGCTGGCACATGGATTCAAATTGTTGCTATTGCTGCTGACAAGTACATGGTGACTGGAAACGTTATTGGTTCCGGTACTGTTGCTACACCATTCGCAGATTCCTAATCAACTCAAGGGGCTTCGGCCCCGTTTTTAAAGGAGATTGATTATGATGCAAACTGACGTTAAAGCGGTTCACAGAGAAACTACAGGCACAGTGGTGTCGGGACGCAACAGGCTTAAGGGTCTGATTGTTACGCCCGGTGGTACTGCGGGAGACATTATTCTTAGAGATGGTGGTGCTTCCGGCACAGCTCGTCTTCAGTTTAATTTGTCTACCAACCAATCTGCGTTTTCTGTTTTAGTGCCGGGCGAAGGAGTTTTGTATATTACTGATATACACGTAACCCTACCTACAGCTTCAAAAATCACGGTGTTTTATGGCTAAGTCACCAGCATGGCAGAGGAAAGAAGGCAAGTCCGAGAAGGGCGGCTTGAACGCCAAAGGTCGGGCCTCCGCGAAAGCGCAAGGCATGAACTTGAAACCTCCCCAGCCGGAAGGCGGCTCACGGCGCGACTCCTTCTGTGCAAGGATGAGTGGCATGAAAAAGAAACTGACCTCTGCCAAGACCGCCAACGATCCGAATTCAAGAATCAATAAATCATTGAGGGCTTGGAATTGTTAGATCTAAACACCGCATGGTCTGCTGTCCTTTCTTTGGTGATGGGACTGCTGGGCTACATGATGAATGAAAAGTTCAGGGAGCTGGCTCGTATCAGTATTCTTTTGAACAAAACACGCGAGGAGGTTGCCCGTGATAATGTTACTCAAGCAGAAGTTGACCGCATTACAAACCACATTGACCAGCGCTTTAACAAGCTTGAAGCAAAAATTGACCAACTTATTCAAAAAGGATAATTAATCATGTCAAATGGAAACCCTGCACCACCACCTCCACCGCCGCCACCTAGAGGCGATGGCACTCCAAATTTTGGGGAGCCATCATCACTTGGCAGAAGCCTTCGCGATGCCGTAAGTATTCCTCTTGGCGGCGGTAAGCTAGAACCCGCCAAAGTTGGCAAAGGATATGGCGTTCGTTGGAGTAAAAGTTTTAACAAGGGCGGTAAAGTTGGTTCCGCTTCTAAGCGTGCTGATGGCATAGCTGAACGTGGTAAGACTAAGGGCCGAGTGCTGTAATGCCAAGTACAAGCAAGAAGCAACACAATTTCATGGCGGCGGTGGCTAACAACCCAGCGTTTGCTAAGAAAGCAGGCGTCCCACAGTCTGTGGGTAAAGAGTTTAATGAGGCTGATAAAGGCCGTAAATTTTCTAAAGGTGGCGATATGAAAAAAGGTTACGCAGACGGCGGTATGACTATGGTCAAAAAGGGCGGCAAAATGGTTCCTGACTTTGCTGCTGATGGCAAAGGCAAGATGGCCAAAGGCGGTATGGCCCACAAAGATGTAAAGATGGACAAGTCCATGATGCAGAAGGCCGTGAACAAACACGAAGGCCGTTTGCATAAAGGCGCATCTATGACTAAGCTGGCCGGTGGCGGTATGGCTGCATCTAAGATGGGCGCTGTAAAGACTGGCAAGACACCTGATGGCATTGCTTCCAAAGGCAAGACCAAAGGAACAATGATTGCTATGCGTAATGGTGGCAAATGCTAAGGAAACATCATGCCAATGACACCAGAAGCTGCAAAGCAATACAAACCACGCCGCACACCCGGTTCTTTGGATGAGGTAGTTTATCCAGAAACACGCGCCAAAATAGAAGAGGCTAAGCGCGATGTTGAGGACGAAAAAGTTCGTTCTAAGATCAAGGCTGCTGGTTATGCTAAAGGTGGCGTTACCCGCGCAGACGGTATTGCTAAGCGTGGTAAAACACGCGGAAAGATGTGCTAAACCATGATGGCCAGTCGCGGCATGGGGGCCATATCCCCATCTAAGATGCCCGGCGGGAAAAAGAAAGCCCGCCGTGATGATACTGACTTCACGCAGTATGCTGAAGGCGGTAAAGTTAACGCTGCCGGTAACTACACCAAGCCCGGCCTGCGTAAGCGGATTGTGTCTCAAGTAAAAGCCGCAGCGACTCATGGCACTGGAGCAGGCCAATGGTCAGCCCGTAAAGCGCAGCTTGTAGCTAAAAAATACAAAGAAGCCGGTGGAGGGTATAAAGATTGAAAGCTCCTCAGAAATCGCTTAAAGACTGGGGCGACCAAAAGTGGCGCACTAAGTCTGGTAAACCGTCGAGTAAGACGGGTGAGCGGTATTTGCCTGAAGCAGCGATTAAATCTTTGTCTCCTCAAGAGTATGCGGCTACAACCAAAGCTAAACGTGCTGGCAAGGCGTCTGGTAAACAGTTTGTAGCCCAACCCAAAACGATTGCAAAGAAAACGGCAGGATTTAGATGACCACTACCGGAACCACACTGTTCAATATGGACTTCACGGAGATTGCCGAGGAAGCGTGGGAGCGAGCCGGTCGTGAAATGCGTTCTGGTTATGACTTGCGTACAGCTCGCAGGTCTATGAACTTGATGACCATCGAGTGGCAGAACAAGGGTATCAATATGTGGACGATGGAGCAGGGGATCATTAACCTGACTCCCGGTTTAGCTACATATGCACTACCAACAGATACGATTGATTTGCTGGAGCATGTGATTCGTACCGGATCAAACACTTCTTCTACACAGGCAGACTTAACAATCTCGCGTATTAGTGTTTCTACTTACGCCACTATCCCAAATAAACTTAGTCAGGCTCGCCCAATTCAAGTTTGGATTCAGCGTCTATCTGGGGAAACTAATCCTACAAGCTCTGTGCTCGCCACGGCCATCAACTCTACAGACACCACGATCACGCTTAACACGGTGGTTGGGTTAGCCAATGCTGGGTTTATACGCCTAGACACCGAAGACATCTATTACACATACGTCACAGGGAATACCCTAGGCGGTGTGTTCCGTGGCCAGAACAATACGACCGCAGCTTCTCATGTGATTAATACTGCCGTGTATGTTCCTCAGCTTCCTGCTGTAACTGTCTGGCCTACGCCTGACAACTCTACTCCTTACCAGTTTGTGTACTGGAGACTGCGCCGAGTACAAGATGCTGGCGCTGGTGTTGAGACAGCAGACATGAACTTCCGCTTCCTGCCATGTTTGGTAGCGGGCTTGGCGTATCACATCGCAGTTAAAGTGCCTGAGCTGATGCCCCGCATCCAGATGTTGAAACAGATTTACGACGAGACATTTGAGATCGCCGCTGGTGAAGACCGTGAGAAAGCCCCGGTCAGGTTTGTGCCTCGTCAGCAGTACATTGGTGGTAGCTACTAATGGGCAATAGATTTGCATCCGGCAAGATAGCGATTGCTGAATGTGATCGCTGCGGCCAACAGTACAGATTAAAGCGGCTTAAGACTGAGATCATTAAGCAGCGTAAGTACGAGCTGTTGGTTTGCCCTACGTGTTGGGATCCAGATCAGCCGCAGTTAATGCTTGGAACGTTTCCAGTAGATGATCCACAGGCTTTGCGTAATCCACGTAAAGATACAACGTATGTGACTTCTGGTGTAAACGCTAACGGCAATCTTTCAGGTGGTTCACGGGACATTCAGTGGGGTTGGCAGCCTGTTGGTGGATCTAGATTTTTTGATGCAGAATTGACCCCCAACTACTTGGTGGCAACGACATTTGTTGGTACAGTATCAATATCTTAAGGAGTTAATTATGGCATTTACAAAATCAGCTGACGGTATTGCTAAAAAAGGCAAGACCGAAGGTAAAAACTACGGCGATAGTGGCCCCGTTGCTAAAATGATGCACGGCGGCAAAGGCAAAGGTAAGGGTAAAACCAATGCCGATATGTTGTCTATGGGCCGTAACTTGGCAAAAATTGCCGCACAGAAACGAGGCTAATCATGGCTACATTTAGCAAAAAATTAATGGGTAAAGAAGTCGGCGATGCTGCCGTCTATGCCACACCCCACACCATGACTGGTAAAGTTGTTAAGGCTTCCGACAATCCGGGTTCTGGCCCTGACCATAGCGATGCCAATACCGTCAATATGTCTGTTGGAAATATTAGTCGCCGTGCACAGCCAGCAACTAAGACAACTGGCATCAAAATGCGTGGCGCAGGTGCAGCTACTAAAGGCTTTATGTCTAGAGGCCCGATGGCATGACATACAACGAACTCGTCACGTTGGTTTCAGATTACTGTGAGAACACGTTTCCCACGGTGGATATGGACACGTTCATTCGGCAGGCGGAGCAGCGTATTTACAACACTGTTCAGATTGCTAATTTGCGTAGAAACATGACGGGTACTTTGTCGGCAAACAATAAATACTTGTCTGCTCCCGGCGACTTCCTGTCTACATATTCTTTGGCAGTGATTAACACCAACGGCGACTATGTTTATTTGCTCAACAAAGATGTGAACTTCATCCGTGAAGCATATCCCAGCTCATCTGCAACGGGTCTTCCAAAGCATTACGCCATCTTTGGCCCGTCAACATCTGATTCCAAAGAGCTGTCGTTTATCCTTGGCCCTACACCAAATACCAACTACGGTGTTGAGTTGCATTTTTACTACTACCCAGAATCCATTGTGACTGCTGGCCAGACTTGGTTGGGTGATAACTTTGACTCTGCGCTGTTGTATGGAACGATGTGCGAGGCAGTCACCTACATGAAGGGTGAGGCAGACATGGTTAAGTTGTATCAAGATCGCTATGTGCAAGCGATTGCTCTGCTCAAGAACTTGGGTGATGGCAAACAGCGTCAGGATGCTTACCGTGACGGCCAACTTAGGATTCAAGTTTCATGAGTTCTATTGTCCAAACGCAAACCACCAGCTTCAAAAAGGAGCTGTATCAGGCCGTGCATGACTTTACGACAGACACGTTCAATATTGCTCTGTACACAGCTAGCGCAGATTTAAACGAAACCACAACGGTTTATAGCGTTACCAATGAGGTGACGGGTGGTGGTTATGTGGCAGGTGGGATTGCGTTGACTGGCGTGACCATTAATTCGGATGGCTACACCGCCTACGTGAACTTTAACAATGCAGCTTTTGGTGCGGCAGTGACAGCGCGATGCGCTTTGATCTACAATGTTACCAAGGCAAACAGATCGGTGGCGGTGTTGGACTTTGGCTCAGATAAAACATCCAGCTCCTTCCTCGTAACCATGCCATCTAATACGGCAACAACCGCGTTAATTCGCTCTTCAAATTAAGGAAATATCATGTTTAATGAAATCGCCCGCTCTACAGACATCGTAGCCGCAGCCTTGGCAACTGCAAAACCTGTAACCGAAGGCGTTGGCGCTGGCGGTGTCTATACACTCCAGTGCTTCGACAAAGACGGCAAGCTAAAGTGGGAACACAGCTCCCACAACTTGGTGGTGAACGTCGGTCTACAGGACATGAACGCTCAGTATTTTAAAGGTTCTGCGTACACAGCCGCTTGGTTTATCGGTCTGATTGACGGTCCGGGTTCTGGCACTACGATTGCGGCTGGCGACACCGCCTCCTCTCACGGTGGTTGGACAGAGAACGTCGGTTACAGCAACGCAACTCGCCCCGCTGCCACATTTGGTACGGCCACCACAGCCAACCCATCCGTGCAGACTAACTCAGCTTCTCCGGCTTCATTTAGCATCAATGCCACTTCAACAATTGCTGGTGCGTTTTTGATCAGCAACAGCACCAAGTCCGGCACTACTGGTATCTTGTTCTCGGCTTCTGACTTTCAATCTCCCGGCGACCGCTCGGTGGTGTCAGGCGATACCTTGAACGTAACTTACACATTCAGCTTAACAGCGACTTAATCAGGAGTTAAATCATGGCAACAAAATTTGCAAAAGGCCAAGCTGTCAAATTGATCGCAGTCGTACCAGAAGGCCCAGTTCAAGCTCTGCGCATGGACGAAGACGGCAACTTCTTCTACATGATTGAGTGGACTGATGCGGATGGTAACGTCACGCAGCGCTGGTTTGAAGAGGCTCAGTTAGAACAGGCGTAATTTATGGCACTCGTACTCAAGGACAGGGTCAAGGAAACCACGACCTCCACGGGTACGGGTACCATAACACTGGCCGGGGCAGTCTCCGGCTTTCAATCTTTTTCGGTTGTTGGTAATGCCAACGTAACCTACTACGCCATTGTTGGTCAGTCCCCCTCTACGGAGTGGGAGGTTGGCATTGGCACGTATACGTCTTCCGGAACTACGCTTAGTCGGGACACCGTTTTAGAGTCCAGCAATTCTGGCTCGCTCGTTACATTCTCCGCAGGCACCAAAGACGTCTTTGTCACGTACCCCGCTGAGTATGCTGTTGTAGCAAGTAACAACTTTGGCACAGCTGGACAGGTGCTTACCTCCAACGGACCTAACGTAGCCGCAACTTTTCAGGCGGCAGGTGGTGGAGGATCATCTTCACCTATCCCCAAATTACAATCTTGGTCAATCGGAGCAATGTAAATGGCACAGAATACAAACCCTATTTTTCCGCTAATCCCTGTTAACTCTTGGGTAAGCGGAACAGCCGCAACTGCGGGTACTCCCGGCCTAACAGCCAACACGACCACAGACCTAACTGCTGGCACGATCTACGGCCCGATTGAAACAGCGGGTGCGGTGGAAGGCTCACGACTTGATTTCATCAAGGTTAGGGCGCTTGGAACTAACGTGGCGACTGTTATCCGCATCTGGTTGAACAACGGATCAGTGACTACAACAGCAGCCAACAACACGCTGTATCTTGAGCGCACCTTGTCTGCAACAACCGTATCTCAAACAGCAGAACTTCCAGACATCATTTTGCCTTTGAACATCAGTTTGGCAGCAGGGTATCGTGTGTACGCTACGTTTGGTACGGCTGTTGCGGCAGGATTCCATTTAACTGCCATTGGCGGGGATTACTAATGTTTACGGGGTTTGCATCCGAGAACACACCTGCAATTCAGGTGTGGGATTTCTTTAGGCCATATACAGGAACTGCAAGAGTTTCACTTGCAGATGATTGCGC